ATGTCTTTTAGCTATAACCAAATCGTTGATAAAGTAGAAGAGCTTGGCTTAGATCCATATTATGACATGGACTCTTTGCCTGAGCCTGACCGTGATGACATCCTTGATCATCTTTTCTTATCCTGTGACGCTGCTGATAACCTCGACGCTGCGCTGTTTACATACATGGATGGCGGTGATGCTGCTCGCATGATAGTCGATCTAGCCTACGGCAACCTCGAAGAAATTGGTAAAGCGCAAAAGGTTTTGCAGAAAGCCTTGATGGACACTGCCGCTGGATACCTAAGATCAGCGGTTCGCTCTTATTATCAGTTGGAGAAGTAGCATGATGGAATTTAACTTAGATCAAACAAACGAGCTGCTAGACGCACTGATCATGGGCAGCATGGTAGCGAACTATCCTGAGTTCGTTGAGTCTTACGGTCATGAAGTCGCTGACAAGAAGCTAAGCCGTATGTTTAGCCGTGATTGGGATCGTTTAAAAGAACAGGTCTGGGAAGCAACCTACCCAGAGTATTGCTCTCAGATGTACCATCTGGCAGCACAGGAGGACGAACGATGCGGAATCTAACTGGTATAGCTGCTGGACTAATTGTTGTCGTAGGATTTCTTATGGCTGGAGGCTCAGACTTTGAGGAGGCTAAGGCTGCTGAGTTCCGCTACTGCTCTGACGTTGCTTTGTGGAGAACGTACCAGATGACTGATGGCTCTAGTGATTACGGTCATCCAGACTACAAAGGCATCTATGATGATGTCTGTAAGGAGCTTGAGCCTCATGATCAGCCTTAGACCTCATCAAACGGTAGCGATTAACGCGCTGCGAGACAGCCTCAGAGCTGGCAACAAGCGAGTAATTCTCAGTGCGCCTTGCTCTATGGGTAAGACGATTATCGCCTGTTACATAGCCATGCAGGCCGTTAAGAAGAATCCAAAGGTTAGAGTGGCGTTCTTTTGCGACAGGCTGAAGCTCTTGAGTCAGACTGAAGAAACCTTTAAAAGCCTTGGTGCAAGTTACTCAGTGCTTCAAGGCGACAGTCCTAAGTACGATCCTAATGAAAATATTCAGATCGTCAGCACAGCCACAGCCGTCAGGCGCAACCATTTCACCTATGACATAGCGATCATAGATGAGGCGCATAATATGTATAAAGGCTTGCTAGACCAGATGAGGCGATTCAACAACCTTACCTTCATCGGACTTACCGCCACGCCTTACAGCCGTGGTATGGCCTCTGAAGGCTTATGGCAAGACCTGATAGTCACTACCACTCCGCAGGATTTGATAGACGCTGGCTGGCTTTGTCCTACTGATTACTACCACGGCAGGACAGTTGATGTCTCTGATCTGAAGCTCAAGAAGTCACACACAGGCGATCATGATTATGATGCTGAAGATTTAGGAAAGCGTATGCAGGAGGACGACACGCTGGCAGGCGATATTGTGGACAATTACGTCAAGCACTCGAATGGCTTGACTAAGCGAGCCGTATGCTTTGCTCCATCTATAGCCTACAGCAAGAGTTTAGTAGAGCGATTCAATCAGACGCTAGGCCGAGAGATAGCCGTACACATTGATGGCTATGACGATCAGGCTACCAGAGAGCTGAAGTATCAAGACTTTGAGGATGGCGTGTACAAGGTGATGATTAACAGCCGCATCTTGAATACGGGATGGGACGATTCTGGTGTGGAAATCTTGATAGACACATTCAGGACTCGCAGTTTGACCACTTGGATTCAACGCATAGGCCGCATATGGCGCATTCATCCTGATAAGGAGCGAGCGATTGTGCTTGACCACGCAGGCAATCTCTCTCACTTCGGCGCTTATCCTGAGTCTTTTGTGCCTTCAGAGCTGCATTCTAATGAGAGGAACTTCCAAGAGCGCAAGCAAACTAAGACCGAGCCTAAAGAACCCATTCTTCACAACTGCAAGCAGTGCAGCGGTGCGTTCACAGGACTTCGTTGTAAGTGTGGATGGGAGCTACCTATAGGCACTCCAACGCTTAAGGATGACGGCACACAGCTCGTCAAGGCAGAGAACCTGTCACCTGCTGAGGTAAGGCGCAAGAATTTGACCAAGGAGCAGAAGCAGCAGTGGTACTCATCTCTGCTGTATTACGGCTACAAGCATAACTACAAGAAAGGCTGGGCTTACCATAAATACATTGAAGCCTTCTCCTGCGCTCCTAATGGCCTGAAGCAGATAGGCAGGGAGCCAATACCAGAGGCTATGAACTGGATCAAGAGCCGTCAGATAGCATGGAGTAAGAGAGCATGATGGAATGGTATCAACCAGTATTAGATAGGCTAGACAAGGTAAGACAGCTCGGATCTCACAAGTGGACTGCCTGCTGTCCAGTGCATGATGACTCTAATCCAAGCATGAGCGTCAATTTGCATGACACGCCAGAAGGTCAAAAGCTCGGTATGTATTGTTTTGCTTGCGGCGCAAAAGGTGATAGTGTGGTAGAATCGGTAGGACTCAAAATAGGAGACCTGTTTGAGCGCAGTAAAGAATTTACTCCAGATCGTCACTATCTACTCCAAAAGACCGTAGATGCTGACGATTTTACTATTGTGATTTATGAGACGGACAAGGCCAAAGGCCGCAAGATTCGTTACAAGGATCATAAGGAGTATATGGCAGCAATGGCTCGTAGAGAGCTGAGAACAGCACTAGGTATTCCGCAGACTATCATTGAAGTTGAGAAGGAAGAGTTCATCTGATGGCTAGGCCAGAGATAGTGTTTACAGACGAAGAGATAGAAGAGATCAAAGAGCTTGCTCCGGTAATGACACAGGATCAGCTCGCTGAATATTTTTCTATTACTCCCAAGACCTTACGAGAAATCTTCAAAAGAGATGAGCGAGTTTTTACCGCTTATACCAAGGCTAGATACAAGGATGGAGTGCTGGCGGCTAGGACGCTGCGTGACAAGGCTATCATTGATAAAGACTTTGCAAGCCTGAAGCTCTACCTAAGCCAGACGCTAGGATGGACTGAGAAGAGCCGGACGGAGCACACAGGCGTGAATGGCTCTCCGATCCAGATGGAAGTTGACACGCACTGGACAATAGAGGTGATGGAGTGAGCAAAGGATCAAGGCCAAGACCGTACAGCGTAAGCCAGAAAGTATTCCAAGCAAACTTTGAGAGGATATTCGGAAATGCCACTACAGAAAGGAAAGAGCAAAAAGACCATCTCCAAGAACATCAAGACAGAGATGGCGGCAGGCAAGCCACAGAATCAGGCAATCGCCATAGCAATGGCTAAGGCTAAGCAGAAAAAGAATACTGTGAAATACGAATAATGGCTGAGGCAGAATTCATCGACAGGATTAATAATCCTGAGAACTATCCGTATATCATCAACTCTGATGGAAGCGTTTCAACGCATAGAATGGCAGCAGAGACAGATGAGGAAGGAAACTGGTACGTCTTTCCTACCATTCAAATGATCGGCGGCAAGTTAGTGGAGTTTGAAGACAATCGCAAAGCTATGGATTCTGCGCTGCGTACAAATAATTTCATCAAGATGAATAACAAATCGGAAGCCTTGCGTTACGCTTCTGGCGGTTATAAGACCAAAAAGCTCAAAGCCTTTCGGCCTCCAGCTTCAGACAAAGCTAAATTTGATTGAGGCTAGGTAATAATGCCCAAGATGCAAATGCCCAAGAAGATGCTTCCTTTCTTGCAGCCCAAGCGCTACAAGATCTGCATCGGAGGTCGAGGTTCTGGTAAGAGCATGACGATGGGTGATTTGTGCCTACAAGCAGCTCAGACGCAAGGCATCAAGACTCTCTGCGCTCGTGAGTTCCAAGCCAGCATTGACGATTCTATTCATACGCTTCTGTGTGCTGAGATAGAACGGCTAGAACTAAAAGGCTTTGAGATGCAGCGCAATGAGATTCGCTACAATGGCGAAACAGCATTTAAGTATATCGGTTTAGCTCGCTCACCAGAGAGTGTAAAGTCTTACCACAACTTCAGCCGTGTGTTTGTGGACGAAGCTCAGACAATCTCAGAGGCCAGTTTAAAGGCTCTCACACCTACGCTCAGGACGGCAGGCTCAGAGATCTGGATGGCAGCTAACCCAAGGTCAGCGGCTGATCCATTCTTCCTAAGGTTCGTTAAGCCGTTTGAGAAAGAGCTGCGGCGTGATGGCGTTTATGAGGATGAGCATCACACGATTGTCTGGATGAACTACAATGACAATCCTGCGTTCCCAGAAGTCTTGGAGCAAGAGCGAGCTTATGACCAAGAACATATGTCTCCTGCTCTGTACTCTCATATATGGGAAGGCGAAACGTACGATGAGAACGAAGACTCAATCATTCCTGTAGAATGGTTCCTGTCAGCCGTAGACGCACACATAAAGCTCGGCTGGAAAGCTGAAGGCACTGTCATTGCGTCTCACGATCCGTCGGACGAAGGCGGTGACAGCAAAGGCTTTGCGCTCAGACACGGCAACGTAATCTTAGATGTATGTGAAATGGTAACAGGCGATGCCAGTGAAGGCATGGATTGGGCGTTAGACAAAGCGCTAAAAGCCAATGCTGACCACTTCCTATGGGATGCTGACGGTCTAGGCGTCTCTCTTAAGCGTCAGGTAGATCAGGCGCTTGCTGGTAAGAACGGCATTACTTACTCAATGTTCAAAGGCTCAGAGGCAGCAGAAGACCCAGAGATGCCGTACACTACTGGTGGAACTGAGCGAAACAAGAGCAACCGTGAGACCTTCAAAAACAAGCGAGCGCAGTTCTGGTGGCGGCTAAGAGATAGGTTTGAGGCCACACACAGAGCAGTAACCAAAGGTGAG